TCAATGTCGCGAGCAATCAAACGGAAGGCTGTCATGTATTCCGCCTTTCGGAACTCTATGAACGTCTCGGGATGTAGATCGGTGAAGCCGTTGTCTGCTGCGGTCTGACATAGAGTGTTGAGTCGTGATCGTAGTCGTTGTTTAAAGACAGGATCCTCCTCGGGCAGGGTCTCGCGATGTCTGTGCTGAAAGGCCCACAGTGCCCGAAGTCTCTTGCGGGTATCGGTTGATAGAGGTTCCTTCGTATAGGGATTGGTTGTTTGTAGGGACTGAGTTGACCATCTCCAAATGGACGAAACCGAGAACCACCAGATCTTGCCATTCTCTTCAAAGGCAAAGTACTCCATTGGATGCTGTCTTTCCTTCTCGGTGCCACTTACCAACTCTTCGTCGTTGACAAGATTCTTTCGGCACAAGACCCCGGGTCCAGCAAGAGTCAATCGTTTGCGCACAATCCATCCTCGCACATAGGACTGGAGTTTGAGGAGACTGTTGCCTCGCGTCGTGTTTGCAGCGACCCATAGTGTAGGTGCTCGCATTCTAGCATGCCGTCCACACAGGGTATGGGATCTCATTGCTTTTGCACTACAGGGTTCTGTTGACCCCTTCCTCTTCACCGCCGCACATTGCATTCTATTGTCTTGTAGTGACCCTTGAAAACTGTAATCATGCTGTCAAAACGGATTCACGGTCCGCCAGACGATGGATAGTACAATCCCACAATCGTTCAATATGGCCACCAATGCAATTATCTCTTCCTCTAACCTGGACATCAGCAAGATCTCGTTCGGCGATATCCGTCTAAACAAGGCGGGCGGCAAGTCGGTTCCTATCAAGTACAATGGTCAGTCTCTTCAGGTCCGACTTGAGAAGGCAATGTATCCGATGGGTGTGAATGTTCGTGAGTCCGAGAACGGAACGAACTATACACTGAGTCTGACCCTCAAGGGGTGCGACCCGTATGCCAAGGACAAGGCTGATCTAGATGCCGGTTCCATGGGGACTCTCTACAACTTCCTCCAGGATCTTCAGAGTAAGTTGCTGGACACGGCCGAGACGAGCAGTGTCAAGTGGTTCGGCAAGTCGCGTAGCCGATCCGTTCTGGAGGACACGATGAAGCAGTTCATCAGTCCCAGCGTTGAGAAGGTCGGTGGCGAGTGGGTTCCGTCTGGCAAGTATCCTCCTTCTCTCCGCATGAAGATCCCAGTCTACGATGGTCGTGTTGCGATGGATGTCACGGACAGCGCTGGCAAGGCTGTCGCAGTGGATCCTCAGAACATCGCGAACGTCTTCCCCAAGCGCGTGGAGGCGAGCATCGTGGTCAGCCCGGGCATCTACGTGTCGGGTCAGGGTTGGGGTGTGACGTGGCGTGTGAGTTACGCTCGCGTCGCTCCTCCTCAGCGGACGACGGCGGCTCAGATCTTCGCGGATGAGATTGAGCAGGAGCTCAGGTCGGCACCTGCAGCAGCAGCAACGACGGACTATGATCGGGAGGAGGAGACGCCTGAGGAGGAGGAGGTGTCGGTTCCCTTTGTGGAGACTCCAACGGCTCCAGCTCCGGCTCCCGCTCCTGCGAAGAACCGCCGTCGTGTTGCCGCGGCGGTGTAAGCAGTGACCAAACACGAGACAAACTAGAACAAGAAAAAACGACGAGATCCTCGTCAACAAAAAACACTTTTTCTTTTTGAGGAAAGTCCAGACGCGATGGGGTACTCACACATCCTCGCTTGGGTTCCAATGACTTGCGTCCACATTCCCGACACGTATGGACCCTCGGCATCTCTGCGAGCATGTCCACCGTGACAATACGAACGGGGCCATTCAGGCACTGCTCCAGAATCTTCCGGGGCGTAGACCACTGCTCATTCACGAAGCGATCAAACACATGCCGGGGTAGGTAGGACCACAAATCATTCGTCTCTTCCCAACCCTCTTCCTGGAAGAAGGTTGCAAAGTCATTGTCGTGAAACCATAGAATGTGAAAGACCGCATGGTCCGTGAGACTGTGCTCTACACATCCAACTCGCTCCAGATTGTCATCATACAACCAATGTACACTTGCGTGCGTATATCGGGGATCGCGTGTTCCTCGGTAGACTTCGCGTCCGTCCATGTCCCAGGTGTCTGCCACCACATCTAGGTCATTCTCGGTGATGCCGGATCCAGTGTCCTTGTAGACGAATCCAGGCTTGAGTTTTGAAAGCATTACTGTTCTGTGAGGTTATGAGAACGAGACCGAAACGCGCACATCGTGACGGCATACGGTCTTGGTTGCGGATCGCGAGAGTTCGTGGCGCTTCTTCCGGACTCCATCGGCTGTCTGAATAACGGTGGAACACTCGTCCATGTCCTTCTGGATGTCATCAAAGTTTGCCTCTAGGTAATCCAGCACGTCATCCTGGAGAGCCCACTCAAAGAAACTCAGTTGTCCAACGGTCGTGTTCATCTCCATAAACTGAATACGCTTCCATCGGCAGAAAGGATCAAACATCTTTTTGCTATACGCCTTGAGATGAGACTTGTAGGCTAGGTAGACAATCACGTGGCGGCCCGACTTGGTCATGTAGGAAATATTGTGCTTCTTCGCATAGTTGGTGACGAGCCAATCAATCAGACGTAGGCTGACCTTGGAGTCTCCGGTGATGATCTGCTTAATCCGGTTTAATGTAACGGTGTCGTTGTAGAAAGTTGACAGCCTGTGAAGAACGAGTTGTTCCTTGCTTTGAATCTCCATGGTAGGTTTGCGTTCACTCATTGAAAATGGGTTCGTTGTTGTTTTCATAAGAAGAAGAAATGCAGCCTTCAGGTCTCTATCTATCCGACTTTGGTGCGTCCATTGAAGACATTGCGCCTTTTACCAGTGAACTGACGGGAACCGTTCTCAAGATGAAGGAGGCGATGGTGGAGGAGTGCAAGATCCTAGAAGGAACCTCTCTTCCGGAATACGGAAAGGGTGACTGGGCTCTGCCTACATACCCACCTCCTGAAAACGAACTTTCGCACGCAACGACTCCACAAGGGCAATGGAGGAACGTCTTACAGAATGGCTTCTTGACAATCGTCCGTACACTAAACTCAACAACCGAATCAAGCAGTTCTGTCTTTACTGCCGTACCCTTACTCCCGACCTCCCCTACGGGGTCATCCGACGAGAGGTACACCGCGTGCTCTACACCCTCATGCTCGAAGAGGTTGGACGACTGTGGCAACGAGACCGTTGCTATGAACGAGTCCTCCGAATGTACGGTGCCAATGATCAGCGAACAGACGGATGGCATGCGAAGCGAGGCGAAATGGTCACCGCCTCCGAGGTCTATGGAGTCTTCGGAAGTGACTCTGCCCGTCGTGAAGTTATGATGAGGAAACTAGAACCACGGCCACCGGGCGACGGGCCCGGCATTCCTGCGCTGCTCTGGGGAACTCGCTTTGAGCCTGTGGCAAAGAAGATCTATGAGGATCGGACCAAGTGTAACATCACGGATGTCTCGTGTGTCCAGCATCCGATCCATGGGTTTCTGGGCGCATCGCCAGATGGACTGATCGTTCCCGACGATCCAACCGATACAAGGCGCTATGGCCGGTTGGTAGAGTTCAAATGTCCGATTAGTCGGATTGAGAAGCCAGAGATCCCACCGGGCTACGTACATCAAATGCAGATGCAAATGGAATGTACGGGGATTGATGAGTGCGAGTATGTAGAGTTTCGGTTCAAACAAGTCAACTACTCGGAGTGGACAAAGACAGACAAGCCCAAGGGAGCCTTTACGGTCTACGAGAATGGGAAGGTTGTCTATGATGAGGAGATCTACGAAGACGACACACAGGTGATCTACTGGATTCTCAATGGAATCAAGGAGGACTTTGTGCCGAAGGATCTAACCTGGTTGCCGAATCACCTGGAAGGGTTGAGATCGTTCTGGAATGAGGTTGTGGAGCACCGTAAGAATGGCACGAAGCCAGATGAGAAGAAGGTTGCTACTGCATGCTTGGAGTTGTAGGCTTCTGAACAACAAACATGATATCGTCCCTTCACATCACGCCGCTCAACTACCGTAATGAGCGCCTCGTCGGGACGTAATCAATTCATTCGGCATTTCCAGATACAATACCGCATAAACGGATATGTACCTCATAACCAACTAGGAGTACATCGAGAAACAATCATTTAGAGTGTACACGGCAAAGTAGAGAGTAAATGCTCATACCTTTGAAAGATCTTGCAGGTCGGCATACATTGAATATACGAGGCGTTCTTCATGTGGGAGCGCACGAGGGCGAAGAAAACGATGCATATCTCGCAGAAGGCATTAAGCAGAACGATATATTCTGGGTAGAAGCCCATCCGTCGTTATGTTATAGGCTTTCAAGCCGGCTTCCAAACGTCATTCAAGCCGCTGTCTCAGATAGGGTTGAACAGGTCATGTTTCATGTTACAAACAATTATCAATCAAGCTCTTTTTTGGAGTTGAAGGAGCACCTTGTAGAGCACCCGCACATCCATACAATTGATACACTCCGACTTTCAACTTCCCAATTGGATTCGGTTGTGGAGACAAATTCAATCCGGGCAAATTTCTTGAACTTGGACATTCAAGGCGCAGAACTCAAGTGTCTGAAGGGATTTGAAGAACATATCCAGATGATTGACTATATCTATACAGAGGTCAATACCAAAGAGCTCTACGAAGGATGCGGCCTCCTTGGTGAAATGGACGAATGGTTGTCTGCCCGTGGTTTTGAACGCAAAGAGATCTCTATGACTCCCCATGGATGGGGTGACGCATTTTACATTCGCCAACGAAAAGTGAACTGGCTGCTTGTTGACCGTTACATACATGCGAAGAACAAGTTAGGGTTTCTTCTGATGGCTAAAGAGCCAGAGATTAATCTAACTATTTCAAACAACCCAGAGGAGTTTGCCAAGGAATGGGATCTCGTTTACGTTCCGTCGTCGTTTATTGATCCCGCCGACTTCCCGCGAGCGGCAAAAATCATATACGGTCCGCACAACTTTGTCTTCGTGGAAGGAGTTTGGAAGAGAGGGAATTATACGTTCCCACAACACTGCAGTTACAACATTCTGTGCGATTGGGTAGATGAACTGCAGGAGGTGGTTGGAGGACTTTCACTTGTGACAAAAACACTTCCTTTTCCGATTGATTTGGACAAATTCAATCCGAGGCCCGACCCGATTGAATACGACTGCTTCCTCTATTTCAAGAACCGGCACTCTGACGATTTTACACATGCCATGAACGAAGTCGTGAGTCGGAATCTAACATACAAGACAATCGTATACGGTTCTTATTCAGAGGAAGACTTCTTACAGACGATCCGATCTTCAAAGTTTGGAATTTGGGTTGGAAGCCATGAATCTCAGGGATTTGCACTGGAAGAGTGTCTCGCAACCAACAAGCCGCTATTGGTATGGGATAGTGCCAGTATGTTTGATGAGCACCAGCATGGCGCCCAAACCTACAACGGTATGGTGGGAACGTATGCGCTACGAGCAACGACACATCCATATTGGGACGAAACATGTGGAATCTCCTTTACCGAGAAAGAGGATCTTGGACTTCATTTGGATAAGATGTTAGAGACATACGAACAGTTTCAGCCCCGGGGGTATATTGAGAGGACGCTCTCCGCTGCAGCATGCGTTGGCCGATTTCGTTCGCCGGATTTGTTCATGATAACAAGCACTATAAACACTGGCAGCGTTCCGTGGTCCTACGCACCGCGCAGCGTCTACTCCCCCGAGGAAAGGCGACGGCAGACGATTGAGACAATTGAGTCAATTCGGTCAAAGGTACCCACTGCAAAGATCATGCTCGTAGAATGCTCAGATGTATCCCTCGCTTCCATGGTTGATTATTTTGTAGATTTAACATTGAACGACGAAGTCCGCCGAGCTTGTCTAGAATCTCATAAGAAGGGATTTGGAGAGGCCCTCTTAACAAAACACGCACTTGAGTATATCTTCAAAAATGAAATAGACTTTGAACGTCTGTTTAAGATTTCGGGTAGGTATTCGCTGAACTATATGTTTTGTTCTACATCCTTTTCCAATACCGAGTTTACGTTCAAAAAATCCTCACATGACAGCATTTCTACTGTTCTATTTTCTGTTCCGTGTTTGCATGTAAAAAAGTTTTACAATATCATCGCATCTACCGCGGACTACTACTACTCTACGAACGGAGCAACTAGTTACGAAACGATTGTCCCGCAGAACTGCTTGCCCCGCAAAGATATCTCTACAGTTGGAGCGCAAGGTTACGTCGCAGTAACCCGAGGCGTACTCGTCGTCGCATGATTTTAAGGAACGGGAATAGTAAGAATATAAATGACGGTGACATTCGTGTCGGCGTTTGCGGACCTTGGAGAAGAGAGACCAAACGAGAAATCTATAGAACGATATCTATCTCTCCTAGAAACTCTGAGTGCAACAAATATCCGGCTACACGTTTTTGTAAGCCCTATCTACCTAGATCGGGTTCATGTGAAAAATGGTATCGTTGAGGTGTTAGATCTTACCTCCTTGAATGGATTCACCCACGCTCCTCCCGGCGAGCCCGCAAACCGGA